TCTCGCGGTTTTCCGCGTGCAGCGGATCGTTGATGGGACCAGAAATCGACCGGGCACCCGGTCTGTTCCAAGCAGGCTCGGACCGTTGCTCCGATGCGAGCGCATCGGACGTGCACGGACTGCGGAGCGGACTACTTCGTTGAGTCCGTCCGCGGCTTCTCCCCGACGCCCGGACGCCGGACTCGGTGTCCCGAGTGCCGCGGCGGGAGGTGCGCGCGGTGCGGCGCATCGACCGGGCACTCCGAGGGCGGGAGCGAGCGCACGTACTGCGACCCGTGCCGCGCGGCGTGGTGCGCCGAGCGGTCAGGGCGGCATGATCGAGTGTGCCTCCACTGTGGGCAGCGCTACCACAATCGACGCCGACGCGCGGACGAGGGCGTCAAGTTCTGCTCCCGCGCGTGCGCGTTCGCCGCGAAGGCCGCGCGCGCCGCGCGCCGAGCGGTGGTCGACGCGGTCCGCGTCCGGCGCGAGCAGGCGCGCCTCTGTCGGATCTGCTTCGGCGTGTTCTTCGACAAGGCGACGCGCGCGGTGCTCTGCTCTCGGGAGTGCCAACAGGAGACGATGCGGCGCGAGCATCATCGACGCAAGCGCCGCATCCCGCCGCGATACTGCCGCAACTGCGGCGCGGACTTCACGCCGAAACGCGGCACCGGCTTCCTCTGCTCTCCGCGCTGTGCTCAGTCGCACGCGCGACGGAACGGCGCATCGCGAGATGCCCGCCGACGCGGCAAGGTCAAACGCTCGGCCCGCTTGCGCGCCCAGCGCACCGGCCGAGTGTTCTTCAACGACGTGTGGCGCGCCGCGAACGGCCTGTGCTGGATCTGTGGAGAGGCGTGCGTCCGCACGCGCGACCCGCGCGACCTTCGCGCGGGGACGATCGACCACGTCGTGCCGCTGTCCCGCGGCGGCGCGCACGGACCCGAGAACGTGCGCCTCGCTCACCGGATCTGCAACTCGAAGAAGGGCGACGCCGTCGCCGTGGGGGCATGAATGGCTGGCGTGAAGGGTCGATCCGGCGGCAAGAACCGCATCCCGAGCGCGCTCAAGGCGCTACGCGGCACGCTGCAGCCGTGTCGCTCCAACCCCGACGAGCCGAAGCCGCCCGTCGGAGTCCCGCCGGCGCCCGAGCACCTCGACGACGTCGAGCGCCGCCGGTACGAGGTGATCGGCGCCGACCTCGTCCGCGACGCGATCCTCACGCTGCAGGACGGCGACGCACTCGCGCAGCTCGCTCGAGCGGTCGTCCACGTCGAGCGCCTCGTCGCGAAGGTGCGGATCGTCGGTGAGTTCGAGGTGGTCGAAGGCTCGACCCGGCTGACCGCGGAGGCGAAGGCCCTCGCCGCGGCGGAGGACTGGCTGGCGAAGTGCAACGCGCGGTTCGGCCGGGACCCGCAGGCGCGGGCGTCGGTGAAGCGCACGGGACCGCCAAAGAAGCCCGCCGAGGAGACCGAGCGGGACCGTCTGCGGCGCGAGTTCGGAGGTGGGGCGTGAAGTGGCGCGAGGTGTCGTTCGCGGAAGCGATCGCATTCAGCGTGACGCGCGTCGCGGATTGCACGAGAGCAGACGCCTGCGGGCGGTTCGATCTGACGACGTGGTTTGCTGACGGGAGCGCCATTGGCGCGAGTTCCGAGTTCGATTACCGCGATGGACCCGAACTGACCCCGTACGCCAAACCACCGCGGTTCTGGATCGGCACCCCATGACCCGCCGCCGCAGGCCCACCGCCCCCACCGTCCCGCCCCCTCCAACCGCCGGATGGTGGGGCGACGGCCCGCCGCCGTGGGATCGCTGGCCCGGCGTCTCGATCCGCCTCGACGCGGTGTGGACCGGCGCGCGGTGGGAGTCGCCGTGCGGCCGGTACTACTTCGACGAGGCGAAGGCCGGGAAGCCCGCGCGGTTCTTCCGCGGCTACCTGCGGCACACGAAGGGCGAGTTCGCGGGCAAGCCGTTCGAGCTCCTCCCGTGGCAGGACATGCTCATCTTCCGCCCGCTGTTCGGCTGGTGCCGGACCGAGGACGGCTACCGGCGGTTCCGCCAGGTGTTCGTCGAGGTGGCGAAGAAGAACGGGAAATCCGCCATCGCCTCCGGGCTCGCGCTCCTCCTCGCGACCGCGGACGGGGAGCCCGGCGCCGAGGTCTACTCCGCGGCCGGAGACGAGGTGCAGGCGCGTATCGTCTTCGACGAGGCGTCGAACATGGCCGAGGGGTCGCCCGACTACCTCGCGGACCTCGGCGTCGAGGTACTCACCGGCTCGATCGTGCAGGAGCGGTCGAAGTCGAAGTATCAGGTGCTCACCGCGAAGGCTTCGACGAAGCACGGCTTCAACGTGCACGGCCTGGTGCTCGATGAGCTCCACACGCAGAAGACGCGCGCCCTCGTCGAGACGCTGGAGAAGGGCGTCTCCGCGCGCCGGCAGCCGGTCGTGTTCAAGATCACGACGGCCGGCGACGACCGCGAGTCGATCTGCTACGAGGAGTACGAAGTCGCCAAGCGCGTGATCGCGGGCGAGAGCACGAACGAGCAGCTCCTCCCCGTCGTCTTCGAGACGTCGCCCGAGGACGACTGGTCCGACGAGCGGACGTGGCACAAGGCGAACCCGTCGCTCGGGATCACGAAGTCGCTCGACTACATGCGCGCCGAGTGCAAGGCCGCGCAGGAGGAGCCGCGCAAGCGCAACGCGTTCCTGCGGCTGGACCTCGACCAGTGGACCGAGTCGCGGACGGTGTGGATCGCGCCCGAGGCGTGGGCCGAGTGCGGCCCCGCGAAGGGGACGACGCGGGAGCAGATCCGCGAGGCCGACGTCCGGCTCCTCGACTTCCTCTGCTGCGCCGGACTCGACATCTCCTCCGCGGTGGACCTGACGGCGCTCGCCGCGGCGTACAAGGTGCCGGACGACCTCCCCGTCCAACAGGTCGAGGTGGAGGTCCGCGAGGGCGGCGGCGAGACGGTGAAGCGCATCGTCTCGATCAACTACTCGGTCGAGCTGCGGGTGTGGTTCTGGATGCCGCGCGAGCGCCTCCGCGAGAACATGCGCAAGACGCCGGGCATCCCGTTCGACCTGTGGGCGCGCGAGGGCTGGCTGCGCGTGACCGACGGGAACGTGATCGACCAGAACGCGATCCTGCGGTTCATCGAGGACGAGTTCCGCCCGCGGCACAAGAAGCTCCATGAGATCGGGTACGACCCGTGGCAGTCGATCCCCCTCGTCGCGACGCTCCTCGAGTCACAGGCGCCGCTCGTCGAGGTGCGGCAGGGCTACGCGACGCTCTCCGCGCCGGCCAAGCTGTTCGAGGCGCTGATCCTCTCCGGCCGGCTGCGGCACGACGGCAACCCGGTCATGCGGTGGAACGTCGCGAACTGCGAGATCGCGTCCGACCCCGCGGGGAACATCAAGCCCGTGAAGCCGGGCGGCGACGCGCGGTCGTCGCGCCGGATCGACGGCGTCCCCGCGTCGCTGAACGCGCTATCCCGCCTGATGCTCGCCCCCGAGCCGAAGCGGTCGGCGTACGCGGACCGGGGGGTGAGGATCATCTCCTGGTGAGGTAGCCGCCTCCCCAAGCAGGCTCGGACCGTGGGAGGGTGAACCGCCCCCGCGGAGCCTTCGAGCGTGCACGCGCCGCGCGCCGGCGGGAGGGCTGTGCGTCCCCGCGCGCCGCCGCGGCGGACCCGCTCGACCCGAAGTACTACGCCGACCCGGGCTCCGGGTTCATGTACCCGGGCGGCGGGCGCTCGACGGGCGGGATGACCGTCACGCCGGACACGGCGCTGACCGTCGGCGCCGTCTACCGCGCCGTGCGCCTCCTCGCGGACGACGTCGCACAGCTTCCCCTCCACCTGTTCAAGCTCCTGCCCGACCGCGAGGGGGGGCCCGGCGGGAAGGAGCGCGTCCGCGACCCGATCGCCGACGTGATCTCGAAGCGGCCGAACGAGCGGCAGACGTCGTTCGAGTTCCGCCGGATGCTCATGGCGCACGCCCTCCTGCGCGGCAACGGCTACGCGCGCATCGTCCCCGGCGCGCGCGGCGCGATCGACCAGCTCCTGCCGCTGAACCCGGCGAAGACGCGCGCGGAGCTGCTCGACAACGGGCGCAAGCTCTACCTGCACCGCACGAAGGCGGGGCGCGAGGAGCGGCTGACCCACGACGAGGTGTTCCACCTCTGTGGGTTCTCCACCGACCCGGAGAGCGCGGAGGGGATGTCCGTCGTCTCCCTCGCGCGCGCCGCGATCGGGCTGACGATGTCCACCGAGGAGTTCGGCGCGCGGCAGTTCTCGCAGACGCCGCAGATGCGAACCCTCCTGTCGCACCCGGCGAAGCTCGACGACGAGGTCTCGAAGCGGATCGCGCGGACCTTCCGCGAGGCCAACTCGGGGCCGTCGGGCTGGGGCGGCGTGGCGGTCCTCGAGGAGGGCATGACGGCCGTGCAGGTCGGCATGACGAACGACGACGCGCAGTTCCTCGCGACGCGGCAGTTCCAGGTGACCGACGTCGCGCGGTGGTTCTGCGTCCCGCCGCACAAGATCGGCGACCTGTCGCGCGCGACCTTCTCGAACATCGAGGAGGAGAACCTCAACTACCTGATCCACTCGCTCATGCCGTGGCTGGTCCTGTGGGAGCAGTCGATCGAGCGCGACCTGATCCTCGACGACGCGTTCCCGCAGTTCAGCGTGGACGGGCTCCTGCGCGGCGACAGCCTCGCCCGGGCGCAGGCGTACCAGCTCTACATCAACATGCGGGCGATGACCCCGAACGAGGTCCGCGCCCGCGAGAACATGAACCCGGTCAAGGGCGGGGACGAAATGGCGATGCCGCAGGGCGCGCCGGCGCCGCCGTCCGCCGAGGGCATCCGCCGTCCGCGTCCGACCCCGCCGCGCGACGAGGACGACGACGCTGCGGGCGCGAACCGCGTCGCGCCGCACCTGAACGGGAGCGCACGCCATGGGTAGGATCGACCTGTTCCTTGCGTCCGTCGCCGACGCGCCGTGGGCGATCCTCCCGTCCCGCGGCCGCGCGATCCTCTCCGTCCTCGCGCGCCGCGCGCGCGGGGCCCGCGCCTCCCGCGGCGACTCCGCGAAGGTGCGGAGGGACCGCGAGGCGTACGCGGCCCGGCGCGACGGCGCGGCGCGCGCCTCCGGCGGCGGGATCGCCGTCCTTCCGGTGTACGGCGTCCTCGTCCACCGCGCGCACCAGGTGGACAACGTGAGCGGCGGCGGAGTCGTCGCGTACGAGCAGATCGCGACCGCGTTCCGCGCGGCGCTCGCGGACCCGGCCGTCGGGACGATCGTCCTCGACATCGACAGCCCCGGCGGCTCGGTGTACGGGTGCGACGAGCTCGCCGCGCTGATCGCTGCGTCGGAGAAGCCGGTCGTCGCCGTCGCGAACGCGCTCGCCGCGTCCGGGGCCTACTGGATCGCGTCGCAGGCCGACGAGGTGATCGTCACGCCGTCGGGACAGGTCGGCTCCATCGGCGTGATCGTCGTCCACGAGGACGTGTCGAAGGCGCTCGCCGAGGAGGGCGTCGCGCCGACCGAGATCGTCGCGGGCAAGAACAAGAACGAGGGCACCCCGTTCGCGCCGCTCTCCGACGAGGCCCGCGCGACGCTGCAGGGCATGGTCGATCGGTACTACGAGGCGTTCACGAAGGCCGTCGCCCGCGGCCGCGGTGTCACCCCGTCCGTCGCGCGCGGCGAGCGGTTCGGCGAGGGGCGCGTCTTCGGCGCGAAGGACGCGGTCGATCGCGGCATGGCGGACCGCGTCGCGACGCTTGACGAGACGCTGCAGCGCCTCGCGGCCGGCGGGCGCGTGAAGCGTCGCGAGGGCGCGCGCGCGGAAGCGGCGCAGGAGATCGTCGTCCTCATCGACGGTCCCGCCGCCGCCCCGCAGATGCACGTCCACATGCGCGAGGTCTCGCGCGACGCCGACTGGGTCACGCGCGTTCCCGACGGACCGCCGCAGCCGGGCGCGGATTGCGCCGCGTGCGCGGACCCCATCGCCGCAGAAGCGAGCAGCGACAAGGCTCCCGAGCCGACGCCGCTCGACGACCCCGACGTGATCGCTCGCGCGCTCGACCTCGCGTAGCGGGCCCCATGCAGGCTCGGACTCTCTCCTCACCCCAAGCAGGCTCGGAGCTTCGCGGGGAACACGAGGGAACCGACCCATGGCCATCGCGACCCGCACGATCAAGCACGTCCGACAGGACCTCGCCGCGCTCGACAAGCAGAAGCTGGAGCTTCTCGCGGAGTCGCGGTCGCCGCTGGACAAGGCCCGCGCCGAGAAGCGCGGACTGACGGCGGAGGAGAGCGCCGCGGCCGACGCTGCGAAGAAGCGCCTCGACGTCCTCGCGATGGACCGCGACCTCCTGGAGCAGGAGCTGGAGACGCTGACCGCGGCGGCGGACGTCGAGCGCGGCTCGCTCCCGGCGAGCGCGATCAGCGTGAAGGACGGCTGGGAGAAGGACCCCAAGCGCGGCTACGAGTCGCCGAAGGGCGTCCTCCTCGACATCCTGTCCGCGACGAAGACGGGCAAGATCAACCCGCGCCTCGCGTCCCTCTCGGCGGAGCCCCGCGCCGCGGCCGGCTCCGACGAGCACACGACGCTGAACGACCCCTACGGCGGCTTCCTGATCCCGAAGGCGCTGATGCCCGGGATCAAGTCGATCATGCCGGACTCGGACCCCCTCGCGCCGCTCACGACCAAGGTCGACATGGGCGGCGCGCGCACGCTGAAGATCAACGCGCGCGTGGACAAGGACCACTCGTCCTCGGTCTCCGGCGGCCTGCGCGTCTACCGCCGCGCCGAGACGCAGACGGTCTCCTCGAGCCGCACGAAGTTCGAGCAGGTCGAGCTGTCGGTCTACGAGCTGTTCGGCACGACCTACGCGACCGAGGAGCTCCTCGCCGCGTCGCCCGAGGCGTTCTCCTCGCTGCTCGGGGCCTTCTTCTCCGACGAGTTCGCCGCGACGGTGTTCGAGGAGCGGCTGAACGGAGACGGCGCCGGCCGCTACCAGGGCATCGCGAACAGCCCCGCGCTCGTCACGGTCTCGAAGGAGACCGGCCAGGCCGCGGACACGATCACCTTCGCGAACATCGTGAAGATGATCGCGCGCTGCTGGCGCTACGGCGAGTCGGTGTGGCTCGCGAACCCGACCGCGTACCCGCAGCTCCGCCAGATGGTGCAGCCCGGCAGCACGATCCCGATCTTCGCGACGGGCACGCCCGGCATCGCGACGCTGGAGGGCCGCCCCATCTACTTCCACGAGCGCCTCGCCGCGCTCGGCGACCTGGGCGACATCGTCCTCGTGAACCCGCGCGAGTACCTGGAGGCGGAGGTCGGCGGGATGCAGAGCGCCGACAGCGTCCACGTCCGCTTCCTCGAGCACGAGCGCACGTTCAAGTTCTGGATGGTGAACGGCGGCGCGGGCTGGTGGCGCTCGGCGCTGACCCCCAAGCGCGGCGACACCCTCTCCCCCTTCGTCTACCTCCAGGCCCGGTAACCCCGGGCCTCGTCCCCTCGACCCTGACGTTCTGAGCTTCCGACAGGAGACCGACCCATGGCCGTCACGACGCAGTACTTCGGCTCGCGGTTCTTCATCAAGAACTACGACCACGATCCGGGCGCGACGACGGCGGTCCTCGCGTCGCCCGACGGCGGGACGACGCCGATCTCGGTCGATCTCAACTCGTACCACCGCGTCGCGATCTCGTACCGGCCGACCATCGTCGGCGGCGCGGGCGTCACGCTCGTGCGGATCATGGCGTCCACCGACTCGGCCGGCGCGACGAACGCGACGGTCATCAAGACCTCGGGCGCCGTGGCCGGAGACTCGCTGAACGACACCGTGTTCCTCGAGTGCAACGCCGAGGAGGTCGCGCAGATCGCCGACGCGGCCGGCGTCTCCCTGCGCTACCTCACGTTCGAGATCACCCACGGCACGAGCACGGACGAGGGCAACCTCACCGTGATCGCCGAGCCGAGGTTCCCGCGCGACGCGCTGTCCGCCACCGCGATCACGTAGCCCGGAGGGAGCGCCCCCTCGCCCCTGACTCCGAACCGAGGACCAGCCCATGACGAAGTCGATCACCTTCCCGCGCGCCAACATCTTCGAGTCTCGGCAGCCGGGCGGGGCGCAGTTCCTCTCCGACGTGGAGACG